TACATTTATTTGTTTTGTTATATAACTTGTTATATATTTGCAACATCAAAAATGATATAAAAAATGATATATCATTTTCAGCAAACAAAAATAACAAAAATTATGAGAATAAGAAAAGAGGTAAAGAAAATTATTCATCAGAACATAGAAGAATATGCTTTAAAGGTCAATAAAAGCTCTTCAACTATTAAAAGATGGCTATATGTAGATAATAAACAATTTAGAAAAAGAAAACATACTCAAATATTATCAAAGATAATAGGGCTTACAGAAGACCAAATTTTTGAACCAGAAGACAATGAAATCTGAAGAACTACAAAAAGAATTGAGAGCAATTCGTGAGTTGCAAAGAAGAAATGAAGCGAATTATAGGGCAAATCAAAAAAAAATAGAAGCAAGATTATTAACCCTTGAAAAAATCACACAAGAGAACGAAAAAGGAGAGGTGGAAGTCTCCGATGAAATTCAGCTTCTTTTAAGAAAAGCAATGATACGAAGAGGTATCCCAATAGAAAAGCTCCCAGCGGCAACTGAGAGCAAGTAACATTAACTTAAAATCATTATCAATTATGAAAACAACTTTAAACAAACAATTAACGATGGCAAAGATAGAAAAAAACATGTCAATCACAAAATCAAGAGACTTTTTAAAGGCGTGTGAACTTATTGAGGCGCAGAACTTCAATGATTACGACAACGAAAACTACGACTGGTTAGGTTTGTTCTTCGATGAAAACAATGGCTACTGGTGTGTAGAATACGATTACAACGCTTACGAGTGGATTTTGACCATTGATGGCGACAAGGTAGTGTCTCTTGGCGAACACGACAAGTTTATAAAGAACTTCATAACAAAGAGAGAGCGAGAGAAGATAGAAGAACAGCGAGAAGATAGAGAATATCACGAGCAGAGAGAAGAGCTGTTCAGACACTATAACTACGGCATGATGTAATAATTTATAACTGCCACCGCCCACAATCTTTTTCATTGTATTCATAAATTAACTTAAACAGGGCGGTGGTTTTTTTAAAGTGACAATAAAATGAACACAGATAAAGAATTAGAAAGACTGCAAAAAGCAATAAAAGCAGTAGAACTATACAAAGGCTTCACAAAGAAAATAGAAGTAATGAAGCAAAATATGGCAGAAGGTGGAATCTTACCAAGAAGATACACAAAAGACTTCTGTTTTGCTGTAAACGCAAGAGACCGAGTAGAGAACTATTATAAAAGACTGATAAATGAAAACAAATTACAAAGAAATGACAGCCTTCTTGAAGTTTCTTAACAAAATCTACAGAGAATATAAGGGCGAAGAATTTAAGCCAACAGCTGAAGAATTTAAAAAAGTAAAAGAACGATTCACAACAAGATAAACCTTAAAGGTTGCAATCAGTCGCCTGTGGGACTGGTGGCGTAAAAACAGAAAGAAGCCCAAACGAGTAAAGTCGTGGGTGAGCACTCACAGGTTGGAGTAACATCAGTAACAGGATGCCAAGCCGTTGGGAAACCACAAAGGCACGATGCACGCCCGTGCGGGTGTCTCGATAAGCGGTGTTACACGCCCGAGGCTGGTTGTAAGTTATCCAGAAACTTTCAGGGTTGTTAGTGTCCCTGCTGTGGAAAGCAACACTATCCAGTGTGGTGCTACTGACAGACAAACGCACCATTTTAAAATAATTATCAACAACTAAAATTTAAAACAATGACTAAAACAATATTATTCAGCAATAACAATAGAGCGAAAGAAGTCGCTCAAAATATGAATCCAAACTACAAATTGTTGGAGAACTTTCAATCTCGTGGTAATGCTTACCACAAGTGGATTTTTTCAGAAGATTCAGTAGTGGTAGCCTACACGCACGGACAAGGCAAACACGATGGTAGGTTTGCAGTGTTGCGCCTGATAAAAGGCACTGCGTGGAAAGTCGGCAGAGATGAGACCGACTTGGAGTTCTACGGAGAGAAAATAGAGGTAAAATAAAGCGCTGTTTGAATTTAACACAAAATAAATGTTAGAAATCTGGTAACAGACAGCACAAGCCCTGATGCAAGTAATCTACCAAGAAAACAAACAAATACAGGGTAACACAGCCCAGTTGTCCGAAAACTGGAAAACACGAGCAACGCTGGGCTGTTTTTTAAAAAAAAGTAAAACATAACCACCGCCAAGCCATACTAATAAACCTTTCTTGTTGCACATTTTAATTTTTTCGGCGGTGGTTTTTAATAAAAAAAGATAAACAAAATGGAAAATAATTTAATCACATTACAGCAAGAACCTGTAATTATTTACGAAAAAATTAAGAGTGTAGGTGTTGAAGTTCAGAAGAGAATTTCAGATTTGAATTTAGAAAATCAACTTGTAACAGAAGACACGATAAAGGCGGTTAAAGGTATCAGAACAGACTTGAACAAAGAGTTTGCTGCCTTTGAAGAACAAAGAAAATTCATCAAAAACGCTGTTACGAAGCCTTACCAAGAGTTTGAGGAAAAGTATAAGGAGTTTATCGCAACTCATTACAACAATGCAGACAATACCCTTAAAAACAAGATTTTAGTATTTGAAAACCAACTAAAAGAAGACAAGGCGGAAAGACTGAAATCTTACTTCACAGAATTGTGTCAAAGCCTCCAAATAGACTTTTTAACCTTTGAACAAGTAAAACTAAATGTTACCCTTTCGGCTTCTGAAAAGTCGCTAAAAGAAACCATTACAGCATTTGTAGAGGGTGTAAAAAAAGATTTAGACCTATTAAAATCCTTTCCAGAGTCTGATGAGTTTAAAGCAGAAGTTTTACATGACTACAAGAAAAGCCTTGATATGGCGAATGCTTTGAGAAAAACTAAAGAGCGTAAGAAAGCCAAAGAGGAGGAATTGAAAAGAATAGAAGCAGAAAAAGAAGCCCTTGCTAATCGTGCAGAAACACCAGTTACAGAAGCGCCAAAAGAAATTCTACAAGCGCCAATGGTAGAAGAAACACCGAAACTGGTAGAAACTCAATTCAGAGTAAGAGGAACAATAGAGCAGCTTAAAGCACTAAAACAATTCATCATAGAAAACAACATAGAAATTTTATAAAAATGGAAACAAAAGAAGTAACATCAATCAAAAAGCAAGAAGAAAAAAGCCCCAAAGTAACTTATAGTGTAGCAGGGCAAGAAATTACACTAACTTATAAAATCATCAGAGATTATTTGACTAAAGGAAATGGGCAGGTTTCTGACCAAGATTTAATGCAGTTTATGAGCATTTGTAAGTTTAACCAACTAAATCCATTCCTAAACGAAGCGTATTTGATAAAGTTTGGGTCTCAACCCGCGCAGATGATTGTGAGTAAAGAAGCATTAATGAAAAGAGCCGAAGCTAACGAAAAATACGAGGGCATCAGAGCAGGGCTTATCCTATTGAGAGAGGGGAAGATAACAGAAGTAGAGGGGGCATTTTACCTGAAAGATGACGAAATTTTAGGTGCATGGGCAGAAGTTTACAGAACAGACAGAAAATTCCCTATAGTGGCAAAAGTTCCATTGTCAGAATATGACAAAAAACAATCTTCTTGGAATGAAAAAAGAGCCACAATGATTACTAAAGTAGCCAAGGTTCAAGCATTGAGAGATGCATTCCCAGCACAATTAGGGGCAATGTATACCTCCGAAGAGCAAGGTGTCATAGATATAGAAGCCACAGAAGTAACTCCAAGGAAAGTAATAGACACTAAAATAACCCAGCAAGAAGAACCAACAGAACAAAAGCAAACAGCCGAAGAAGTAGATTTTGATAATGTTTAGACTATGAAAACAAGATATTTTTCATTTGGACAAACCCACACACATTCTTTCAATGGACACACCCTTGATAAAGATTGTATTGTAAAAATAACAGCAGAAAACCCAAGAGAAATTATGGTTGAGCATTTTCAAGATAAGTGGGGGTTTGAATATACAGATTTCACATAGGAAAGTTTAAGGTATTTCCCAAGAGGAGTTTATAACCTAACGGAAAACAAATGGGAGTGGCAAAAATAATAGGTTCAAGCAGTGAGGGAAACGCCGTAGTTTACAACAAAAACATAATGGTGGATTGCGGTGTTTCTTTCATGGCTTTACAGGAGGTAAAGAATGATTTGCAGCTGGTTTTGCTTACGCACAAACATAGCGACCATATTAACCTGAAAACCCTCCAAAAATTACAAGACCAGCGCCCAAGCATTAGAATAGCTTGTTGCGAGTGGATGATAGAGGAACTGCCGAACATTAAGAACATAGATGTTTTGGAAATAGGCAAAATCTACAATTATGGAAACTTTAAGGTTTCGCCTGTAAAACTCTATCACGATGTACCAAACTGCGGATATAGAATTTTTATAGAAAATTATAAAATATTCCACGCTACGGATACAGCACATTTAGAGGGAATTTCAGCCAAAGGATATGACCTATATGCAGTAGAGCATAACTATGATGAAGACAAGGCACTGAATGCTATAAAGGAAGCACAAGAAGAGGGTAAGTATTGCCACGCTATTGGAAGCATAGAAACTCACTTAAGTTGGCAACAAGCACGGGAATTTATAAACAATAACAAAAAAGCAACGAGCGAGATTTTAGAGTTGCACAAGAGCAGAAGTTTTTATTGAAATGAAAGAAGAATTAGAAAAGATACAGGAGTTTTTAGAAATAGATGTTTCGGAGAATCCAGAGGAACTGATAGAACGGATAAAAACACTCAATGTCTATATGGCACGAAGTGGCAGAATGCTGGCGGATGCAAAACAGAAATTAAGAGAGAAAAAAGCATCCGAGATTTCTAAAACAATTTTGGAAATAGCCAAGCAGAATTTTTTAAGTGCCAAAGCACAAAATGCACTGGTGGATAGTATAGCCCAAGAGGAGAATTTCTTGGTAGACTGGGCAGAGCGAATAAACAAATCCTGTACTCATCAGGTGGATGCTTTGAGAAGTCTATTAAGCTATGAAAAAGAGCAATTAAGATTAACACAATAAATAACATAACATGGCACAATCATTTTTTGGAAGCATAGACTATGACAAATTAGTAGAAGCTTTAAAAACAGGACAGGTAAAAACTTTTAAAACAGAAAACGGCAAAAGACTGGTAAATGTGAATGTTTGGATAAACGACACGGAAGACCAATACGGCAACATTGCATCAATCTCTCTCCCCTTGAAAGATGAATTTAAAGAAGAGAAAAAGAAAGTGGTCTATGTAGGGAATATGAAGAAATCTACTCCGAGTGTAACAGAAGCAACGGCAGAAGATTTTAATGATGCAGGAAATGAAGATTTACCATTTTAACACCAATAAGACTATTTTTTGAAAAATAAACAATATCAACAATGTTTATAAGAGCATTTTTAATGAAATAAGCGAAAAACAGATGAAAATAAAATTTGAAGATATAAAAACGCTGGTAGAGGGCTGGGCAGAGAAGAAAGGGATAATGGAACACGGAACGCCGATAAAACAGCTTCTTAAAACACTGGAAGAAATCACAGAATTACACGCAGCAATAGAAGATGATAATTTGGAGGAGATAATAGATGCAATAGGCGATGTAGTGGTAACGCTTGTTATCTACGCCAAAATGAAGAGCATCACGCTTTTCCCTAATGGCAGCGAAGAGCTTTCAGATTCCAAAGGAACAGCACAAGACCCTTATTTCCTTTTGGATAACTGCAATAAACTTATGCAGTTGGAGAAGTTCACTAACGATTCCGTAGAAAAGTATCACGCTGTTCAGATGATGTTGTTCCTGCTGAACCAAATCGCCAACAGATTTAACCTCAAAATTTGGGAATGTTTGCACTCGGCTTACAAGGTTATAAGTGGCAGAAAAGGGAAAATGATTGATGGGCAATTTGTTAAAGACTAATGGAAGCAGGACAATACGCCACCCTAAATAAAGATGTAGTCTTTAAAAAGGTAGTTTACAGCAAAAAGGGAACGAAAGTAAAAATCATCAGCATAAGCGGAAATGCTGTGATTTACGAAACAGAAAACGGAAAACGCTTTCCGTGTAATATTAAAGATTTAGAGTAGAAGTTCTTTAAAACATTAAAACCAATAAAAAATGGAACGAGAGAGTTTTGTTTTTTATCGCAGTTTTTTTGAGAGTATCAGGGATTTGCCGAGGGATATTCAGGGAGAAGTGCTTACAGCCATAATTGAGTATGGCTTATACGGAGAAACAACTGAAAATCCAAAGCCGATAGCAGGGGCTATTTTGAAACTTGTAATACCTCAAATAGAAGCGAATAATAAACGATATAACAACGGAAAAAAAGGGGGAAGACCCACAAAAAACAAAACCGAACAAGAACCAAACCAAAACCAAAACGAAACCAAACCAAAACCTAATGTAAATGTAAATGATAATAATAAGAATATTATTAAACATACTATACACATAGATAATAATATTCTTTTCGAGCAAATTAAAAATTTGCCCGAGTATCTTAAAAATTTTCAAGGGAATAAACTTTATCTCTTCGTGGCTTATCGGTTTTGGGAATTATGGAAAAAGGAAAATCCTTCTAACCTCACAGTGAAGAACGCTAATGTTTCCAAGTGGTATCATGAAGTCCGTAAAATAGTAGAAATAGACAAAACCACGATAGAAAGGCTGATAGGCATCTATGCCTACTTTAAGCAAATTCAAAAGGGAGAGGCTGGTTTTAGGCGGTTTTGGTTTGATACGATAAAATCCATTCACGGCATCAGGAAGAAGAATAAAGCAGGGGAATACTATCTGGACAGGATTATTACCGAAGTAAATGAAGAACTGGAAAAGAACGAGGATTTTGAAAGGCTGGTAGTGGATTTAATCCAAAAAACGAAAGATTATGCGAGCAATAAGATACCTAAAAAATAGATTTGAGTTTGCTGCAAAGAATGGGAAGCCGCTATACATCAACCAAAACGATGTGGATGCTCTAAACCAAATCATAGAGTTTGCCAATGGGAAGCCGAAAAACACCGCGCTGGAAGATAGTTTGATGCTGTTCTACCTTCTTCAATATTGGAAAGTAGAAAACATAGAAAACCAAAAAATAGCATTAAAAGAAGCCAAACAAGGTATTTTTGAAATTACAGGTCCTGATATTATCCTTGAAAGACTATCTATGCTGATAGACCCTAAAAGCAAGGTTATCAATATGATAAGGGATGAGTTATGGTTTTCTCAAGCCTTGAATGGAATACCCGAAGAGGAAAGAATACCAATCGAAGCTGTTGATAGGCTGCTGAATGAAGTTTTGGAAATGGCAAAGAATAGATTTCCACTGATGAAAAGACTAAACGAATATGAGGTAAGATATGTTGATAGAGCCGATAAAACTAAATAATGTCCCAGAAGCAGAGTGTGATGTTCTCAATCTTGAAGATTTTAAAATCAATCCTGATGAGGATATACCAGAGCCGATACCGATTTTGCACACTTGGGATGAAAGAGGAAACCTCCTGCCGATATTCACAGAAGATAATATCTCAATGATACAAGGAAAAGCGAAATCAAGAAAATCAACCTTTATCAGGGCGATAAGCACGGCAGTGATGGGCGGAAAATTCGGAGTGCTGGAATGCACCTACCGAAGAAACAGAATGGCGATTTTTGATACAGAACAGGGGGCTTATCATTGTTCAAGGGCAGTGAAACAGATTAGACAATTAAGCGGAAGAAATGTTGATTATTACAAACTCGCAGGGCTTCCAGTATCCAGCAAAAAATACTTGGTAGAAACCCACTTAAAACAAAATCCAGATTGTGGATTTGTGATTTTGGATAACATCGTGCATTTCCTGCTGGATTTTAATTCATCAACCGAGAGTTCAGAACTTAACGAATGGCTGATAAAACTCAAAGGAGAGTATAACACCCACATTTGTGTTGTGCTGCACGAAAACGGAAGTGATACAGGGAACGGAAAAGCAAAAGGGCATATCGGAACTTTACTTGAAAACACTTGTGAAACTATCATCCGAGTAGAAAAAGACAACGATGACAGAGGGCAAAGTATCGTAAGTCCAAAAGCAATGCGAGGATTGGAATTTAACCCTATTCTGATGCAGGTAGATTATCAAGGAGTGCCTTATCTCTCTTGGTATGAAGAAACAGATAAACCTAAAAAGATGAGATTATGACACTGGAAGAACTCAAAAAAGACCCAATGAAAGTAATTGAAAAGGTCGCTAAAAGCAAAGATATCAACGCCCTTATAAAAGTCTATGAGGAGCAGAGAAAAGAACAGAGAAAAAGATATAAAAACAAACAAAATCAAGATGAATACGGATATAGTGAAACCTAATATAGGGGAATTAACAAAGGCTAAAAAAACACTTGAAAAAGCCAAAGAACTAAACCGAAAGGTAAAGTTTATGCCGATGGGATATTCGCCGTCTTGGGAGCGAGAGAAGAAGATAATTATCGCTAAAAAGGAGCGGATAGACAAGTCAGCATACAAGCCAAAAGATTACAATATCCACACGCCAAAAGGGAATAAAATCCATATTCCAGAGGGATACCTGAAAGTGAAGGATTTGCGAGAGAAATTCTTGGAGAGAATAGGCTCTTATGTCACAAGGCTGGATATGGAATACCGAAGCCGAGTGAATGAGATTATCTTGGGTTCTGCAAAGGCTTACGAGTGGAACGAGGAGATTTTCAAGGAAGTAACAAGCAATTATAAAAGAAAAAAGAGATTCAAAAAATGATAGTAATAGTTTTAATCCTAATCTTATTAATCGCCGTTGTGATTGTGGCATGGTACATAGATGTTAAGATGCTGGAAGACCAATTAGAGAAATTAACCGAAAAATTAGAGCAATATGAAAATAGTAAAACTTATAGCGCTGGTGCTGTTCCTGTGCAGTTGCAAAGCGAAAGACCCTTACAAACAATTCAAAAAGGAGATAAAAACAAAACAACCAAGTAAAGAACAAGTAAATAAACAATTAGCATGAATACAGCAGGATTACACCTTACAGAATACCATAAAAAACTCTTGAAAAAAGAAGCCAAATACGAAAAGAAAGTAAGAACAAGAAGAATTGAAAGCCTTACCATTGAGGAGCATGTAAAATTAAAATCCATCATGTCGCAGTTCTACTGCACGGTAGCCTTGCAGATTGAGTTGGTAGATGCACTGGAAGAAATGAAGATGCTAAATGGATATCCTTTTGTTGAGGACTTAAGAAAGGCGGTTATATTCATGAATAATAGTATGTATGAAAGTGCTGTGAAAAACGAAGAAGATGATTTAGTAAGGCAGGTATGGGAGAAGAAGATGGAAAACATCGTGAAAATTATGCCTCAGCTCAACGCGAAGCAATTTGATATGCTGGAAGAGTTTATCAGGAATTTGAAATTTAAGAAGTAAAAATATGAAAATAAACAATATAGAAGTAAGAGATATTATCTTGACTATTTATAAATTACAAAAAGATTTTGAAAAGGAATTGATTAACATGGGATTAGACTCGTTTTATGTAGAGTCTTTAAAGTCTCCACTTGGAAATAGTATCACTCACCATAGTACGATGTTTTTATTGGAAAATATGACCTTGACAGTTAATAATAGGGAAAGCATTGTTGAATGGAAACTACCTTGTCTGTTAAATTTGCTTGGAACGAATAGCGTGTTAGAAGGTGATTCAGGCAGTATTCGTTTGGAGTATTTAAAAAATTTTGAAGCTCATAAAGAAGCAAAATCGTATATAGAAGAATTATTAGAGGAAGAAAAACGAAACTTTAGAGCTATTAAGGAAATGTACGAATCTTCTGATGAAAAAATTAATGAATTGGTAAAAATATTAAATAAAATAAATATAAATAACTGAATATGAAAACAATAGGAGAGATAAGATGTAATATTGATAATCTAAAAATAGAGCCAAGTTTAGTAGAAGATGTAAGGTCTGATTTGGCAGGTATTATTGATATGTTAGAAAAACAAAAGGGTGACAAAAACACATCACCAGCAAGTGCAGAAAAACAAAGACTGATTTCTATCGCACAAACAAAGTTAGAGGAAGCGTGTATGTTCACCATAAAGGCTTTATATGCCAAATAAGTAACTTACTAAATAGTAACATTAAAGATAAATAAGATGGAAACAAAAGAATTAAAAATAGAAGCACCTGAAGGGTATGAAATTGACAGAGAAAATTCAACTTTTAAAAAGATAGTTTTTAAGAAAATTGAAAACGAACTTCCGAAGAGTTGGGAAGATTTATACGAAGTTGGGGGTTGGTTTGTGGATTTTCACAGCGATGTTGTTACTTCAGGTAGTATGCGTACAGCGGACAGTGTTAAAAACAGATTTCCAACGAAAGAAGAAGCCGAAGCATGTGTGGCACTTGCACAATTATGTCAGTTGAGAGACAGATATAATGGTGGCTGGAAGCCTAATTGGGAAGAAAACATTAATGAAAAATATTCTATTTATTTTCATAATGAAAAAATATATAGTGATTATTCATATAATACAAGACATGTTTTATCTTTTAAAACATATGAACTCAGAGATAAATTTCTAGAGAATTTCAAAGATTTAATCGAAACAGCAAAACCATTGTTATAACAGACCACAGCGAAACAACTGTAAAAGAATAAACAAAACCTACAAAAACAAAAACATTTAAAATTTATTCATATGGATATTATTGGAAACATCTACAGCAGAGAGGCTGCAGAGCAGAAAAAAGAAACATTCCGTGTTCAAGAGTTCATGCTGGACGCTTCTTACTTTGACAATTACAATCAGACTAATCGAGAGAACTTTCTCAAAATGCAGGTTAAGAATGCCAATATTGACAAGTTGGCGGCGATTCCTAACGGAAGTAGAGTGAAGGTCTTTTTTACCATAGAAGGAAGATTCTACGACAAAGAGGATGGAACAAAGGGACACGCTCAGAATCTCTCTGCGTTCAATTTCGAAGTAATTAAGATGGCTGAGAATAAACCAGCCACTCCTGCTGCTCCTGCACCACAAGAAACCGACTTCTAGATGCTTAGGCGCTAATTAGTTTTTTTCATTGTAATCCGCTCAGATTTGGGCGGATTTTTCTTTTTGATATACATCAGTTTTTGCACACCTACAAGGCGGCGATTTTCACAACCCCCTGCCACCCCCAAAAAGTTGTAAAAAAGTTGTAAGGATTGTAAGGAATTATCCGAGCGCTCTGTTTGTCGGGTTTTACCGCCTTACAACTTTTATTTTTATTTTGTAAGGAATGGATAATCCTTACAAAAAAATTGTAAGGGAAAAACTGCCTTACAAAATGAATTTGGCTGTTGTATGGGATTCTTACAACTCAAAGTAAGGTATAAATATTTGAAAAATAAGCACTTACAAAATCCTTACAATTCTTACAACTTTTTTCCTACTTTTTAGAGAATTTCAGAATAAAAGTTTCAGAAACTAAAAAAAGCAGAGCCTTTATAATATGGTGGAAAAATCATATACTTGCTGAAAAAATAAGGATGCTAGTAAGTATATTTTTGCCAGTGAGTAAGCCGATCAAGCAGTTTTTGACTCAGAAATTTGGTGCAGAATATCAGCCAAGCCGAGATAATTGGTTTGGAATTCTTATCAGTTCTCTTTTGAGTAAGAAAAATTCGAACTGGGATGATCGTGCAAAAAATGAAGTCTTTGAGGAGGAATATAAAATTTCCTTCAAATTGTCTTATTCCTATAAACACGGAATCTGCATTCTTCCGACGCACGAGCAACTGCTTCGGCGTGCAGTGGAGAGTCTGTTTCGTGAACATCTGTATGAAACTGCAGTTCTCAATAAACTCTACTATGATATAGAGTATAAAACATCCATAGAAAACCTGCTGAATTTCTACGGGATCCACGAGGAAGAAAAATCCTATTATCAAACTATTATTAGAGATTTTAACAGAAAAAAGGATAAAATCGCCCAACGATTAGAAAACCAGCCAAATAAAATATTTTCGTAAAAAAACTTTAAAATATGGTGGAAATCAGCAATATTCCAGAAAAATTCTTTCGTGAAATTCGACAAATCGAAATTTTCAACGCCAAAGAATATTCATTCACAGCGAACAGCACAGGCAAGAGTGTTTCTGCTGAACCGAAAATAATCTTTAAAAACATTGTTCCCGAGGACTTTGACAGGTCTATCAAAAGAAAATTCAAAAACGGAAACGCTTTTTTCGAAGTTGATTTATCATTTAATCTCTATGGTCTCAACCCAATGAACATCAGCGCTTATTCTGTTCTTTTGAACAAAAAGGGTTTTGCCATCCGCCTGGTGACCAATGTAGATTCCATGATATTGGGTAATGAACAAGAGCCGTTCATGGTAGAAGTTCACGATGGGCGCAAGGATGATAATTCTGGAAGTGATAGGATGCAGATCCAAATTTCTGGCGCTACCATTATAGAGCCCAAAGCCCAGAGCTTATAATTTTTCTGTCTTTTTTTACGCACTAAACATTTTGGATTTTTGAAAAATAAAATCTAAGAATGTTTAATGGTAATACTTTATTAAATACTCCGCTGGCAATAGACAAAGGCTATTTGATGAGCCTTGTTCCATCATTGGCAGCGGAATTTATGTTGATGAAATCCTCTCCTATACAGAGTGTAAAGGAGAGAGAAATGCAGTATTTATCCAAAATCAACAAACAGGGAGAAGGGAAAGAAAACATGAAGTTTCCTGTAATAGTGGATATTGTGGGAGCAATCACTAAATATTCTACTTACTTCTCTTACGGCACCCAGTTCCTTGGGGAGCTCTTGAAAGAATTGGATAGAAGCCCGAGTGTTTCGGGAATTATTCTCAATATAGATTCTGGAGGCGGTATGGTTTCTGGAACCGCAGAACTTACCCATATCATCAAGAATTTAGAAACTCCTACTATATCATATACCAGCGGTTATCAGTGTTCAGCTGCGCTGGACATTGCTTCTGGGTGTGATTATCACATGGCATCTCCTTTTGCTGATAAAATCGGCTCCATTGGGACAATGTTATCTTACCAAGATTTTTCGGCAATGTTCGAAAAATGGGGAGCGAAGATTTATGAAATCTATGCTCCGCAGTCTACAGAGAAGAACAAGGAGTATCGTGAGCTGATGAAAGGAAACGAAAAACTCTACACTGAACAGCTGAAAGTTTTAGCAGAGGATTTTATTTCCAGAATGAAGGAAAATTTTGGGGAGAAGCTGAAAGATGATGGGCATGTTTTCAAAGGAAAAACCTACACTCCGAAAGAGGCTTTGGAAATCGGTCTTATAGATGAACTCGGCTCTCTAGAAGATGCATTGAGCAAATTTTAATCATAATATCAAATAAAATGAAATTCACAAGAATCACAGCCCTACTGGGACTAGCGCAACTGACATTCCATGCAGGAGTGTTTGGAACGCAGAAGCCTTTTGCGAAGCTATCGGAAGAGGAATTGGAGAAAATAGAAAACGCCTTGGCTGGTCTGGAATCAGAAGGATTGGCGGAAGAACTGGAAAGCACCAAGCAGAGTCTTTCTGATGCTGTAACGAATCTAGAGGTCGTAAAAAAAAATTCGGAAGAAACGGCACAGGCGGTAGAAGCCGCACTAGAAACTGCAGGGTTAAAAGAAGAGGCTAAAGAAAGCGTGGTGGAAAACATCGCTTTACTTGGGGAAAAATGCAAGGAATTCGGAGGCTCTAAAAACAGACATTCTGTAGTAGAGAATGACGGAACAGAGAATTCTGAAAATGGTTTGATTGGAGGATTTATGAATCCAGAAGACGAGCACAACAAGTTGCTCCAGAGAGTAAAAAAGTAGAATAAATAAAAAAATAAGAATATGAGTTTAAAAACAGATCAGATTAAAAACGAGCTTATTCGTTATTTATCTGTAAACCCTACTTTATTCAGCGGTATGGTTTTGTCAAGCGAGGTTTACATCAACCAGTTTGCAAGAACAGTTACCAAAGTAAAGGGGCATTATCCATCGGTTCAGGCATTGATGAGCCATGCAGTTCAGATTTTTGATTCCAAGAAAGTGACTCCGTATGGAGATATTACATTCTTGTATAAAGATTTGAAGAATTTCCATCAAAAAGTGGATTTCCAAATAGATCCAGCGGAAATTTTGGGAAGTATTTTTGAAGAAAAATACGAAGAAAGCAAAGGACTGCAGCAGAAGAGCATCTCTGTTCTTGCTATGCAGATTTTAAAAGAAAAAGTGATTGATGATGTTAATATTTTATCCATCACTGGTAAATTTGATGCTTCACAGAAAGGGCTGGCATCTCCTACATTCGGTTCATCAATGGACGGATTGAACGAGGTTCACAAGAAAATAGCAGCGGATACTACAAATCCTGCGTTCTTGGTTCCTGGTGATGCGATAACCAAAACCAATGTTTTGGATGTGGTAACGGAGTATGAAAGACAGATTCCATCACTTTATAAAAACAAAGTGAAAACTATCTTCATGAGCCAAGCTGATGCGGAAGATTATCAGATCGCATACGAAGATAAATTCGGACAAAACAAGTTCCAGGATGATGCCATGAGAACAAGACTTGGTAAGAGACAAATCGTGGGCATACCGAACCTTACCAAAGGAACTATCGTGTCTACGGTGGACAATAACCTATTAAGGCTTATTGATGAAATTGACAATCCAGCGACTATTACTTCGGTTCAAGAGAACGGAAGAATACTGGATGTTCTTGGAGAGTTTTCTCTTGGATATGATTATGCTGTAAATCAATTGGTATTCATGCATACATCAGACGGAACGAAGAAACGAGGATTGAACAATGCGGATCAGAACGAATTGTTCTATGCAAGTGAAAAACTAAGTGTGTAATCCTATACCTGTAGGCACTTTAGGTGCTTACAGGTTTTTCTAAAAAAATAATATTATGGCAAAAGAAGACGAAAAAGTTTCTGAAAACATCGAAGAAACTGCAGGTAATACTGAAGAATCTACAGAAAATGTAGCAAAGGAAACTCAGCTTGATACTAGGGAAAATGAACTGAATGTTTTTGCGGACCAGCTGAAAGAAAAAGAAGCTGAACTGGACAAGCGTGAGAAAGAAATCGCAAAAAGAGAAGCTGAACTGGATAAGAGAGAAAAATCTCTTACAAAGAAAGAACCTAAACCAGCAGAGCCAAAAGCAGAAGCTGTTTCTTTTGAGTTCAATGGAGAAAAATACAGATTCACTGATGATGCTCCAAGCAAAATCAGAATCGACGGCTTCGTANCAAAGAAAGAACCTAAACCAGCAGAACCGAAAGCAGAAGCTGTTTCTTTTGAGTTCAATGGAGAAAAATACAGATTCACTGATGACGCTCCGAGCAAAATCAGAATCGACGGCTTCGTGAAAACTCAGCAGGAAATCTCCCAAGACAAAGACATACTGCTTCAGTTGGTCGTTGGCGGGTCTGGATTGATAGAAAAAGTTTAACCAAAAAAATAAATAAAATTATGGCAAGTTGTTTTGATAGCATTCCGCACGAGAACTTGGAGCATTG